CACGCGATACAGGCAATGGGAAGGTTGCCAGGTGGGGCTACAGCACCAATAGGTAGTTTTGTGAACTTTAGGACAAAAGCTATACATCAGTCAACTTCCGATTCTACCTTACCCGCCCTAGATTGGTGGCACAAGATAGGCACAACAGCTGGGGATGCAACGTTAGCCACATGTGCCACAGATATCAATACAGCACTGAACGGGGTCGGAGGTGGATATGCATTTGTTGCCGGTGATTTGCATACCTACGTTGCCGGTGATTTGCCAACTTCAAAAGGCAAAGGCGCAAATGACGCGTAGTATTACTAGAAAGAAGAAGATATGCCAAGAGAAAAACCAGTAAGGCCAGAGCCAGTTGAGGCAAAGATAGTTGAGGCACCAGCAGAAGCCGAGGGTGCACAGCCAGCACCAGCAGAGGAGGCTCCAAAATCTATCCAAGAAATGGGCCACGACCAGGGCGACACTGTCCATTTCACAGATGCAATGAACGTCAGGCATGCTGCAATTGTGAAGAAGTTGGAGATCAAGAACGGACGGATTTACGCCAATCTTCATGTTTTCGATCAATACACAGAGTATCCGTATCATGCCCCTGATGTGCCAATGTCTAATGAGGTAGTACCGTACTCATGGCGACAAAGACCAGCTTTGCCAGTCAAGCCAATAGTATGGTCATGAGCTGGTCATAAAATTGCACCAAAATTTAGATGTCTAGACAAGTAACACAAGGAGATGAAAAATTGCAGGAACGCAATAAAGAGCACTTCGAGTTACCAGCAGTGTATACAGGGCCACTCGAAGATCCAACACCCACAACACCACCAGCACAGAAGCCGAGCATAGGTCGGATCGTCCATTTTGTCTTGCCAGATGGACCAAGCAAGTTCGATCATCGGCCAGCAATTATTGTCAGATGGGGTTCGTCAGTTCAACTCCAAGTCTTTACGGACGGTGAGAACGATGGAGCCAAGTATGCGAGTGGCCTATACTGGGCCACGTCTGTACCCTACGCCGATCCATCGGAAAATAAACCATATAGTTACCACTGGCCAGAGCGAGTATAGATCATGGCACGCGGGCACTACGCAAGTCAGCGAGAAGTTGTAACTCAAGATAAGAACGCCGCACGTGGAAGGCAGGTCATAAAACGCGGTTTGTTGACCTCATTTAACCCTGCCACCTACACGGCGAATGTCCTCATTATGGAGGCCACGTCTGCATTCTTGTCCGGCGTGCCCGTGGCCTGCCATTTCGACGGGACTTCTGCCCAGGTCAATACCTTATGCGCAGTCTTATTCTTTGACGAGCAGAACCTGAACGATGCAGCTGTGATAGCTGCATATCCGAATGCGAGCGAAGGTATTCCTACGCCGCCGCCAGGGCGCACGACGTTCACAACAGGATTTAGACACATAAACGCCTCAGTTATAAATGCTGGGGTGACAACATCATTCACGATCACAGGATCTGGGGGAATACCAGCGGGAGCGCTTGGCGTCATCTACAAAGCTTTCTTCACCAGTGCGACCGTAGGCGCTTATATAGAACTTGCTCCAAAGGGAGCAACAATAACAGATTACGAGAGTGTCGGCAATCTATCAGCCGCCAATGATTACATGAACGGCTGCGGAGTACTACAGATGGATAGCACAGGCAAGATCGACATAAAAGCAAACACAGGCAACTGTACAGTCACACTTTATACACATGGATATATTTTTTAGAGGTGTGATATGGAAGATAAAAATATAGAAGAGAAGAAACAAAACAATATACTAGAAAAGATAGATAAACAAATTGAGAATATTGAACAAAGAATGAATAGCCTGCTAGAAGACATTGATATTAAGACATTAACGCCAGCAGAGAGAATAGATTTTGCTATCAAGTTTATGACGCAATATGCACGGTTTCTTGCACTACGCAAGACAAGTGAGCTTGCCGAGCCTGAGGGGCGCGAAAAAGAGCTACTCAGGATATGGATGAAGCAGATGCGCGGGGAGATTGTAGAGTAAGTGCAAAAGGCTCAACCTTAACCCGCCTGGGATGTGAGCCTCTTGCTGCCACGGGTCACACGGACCCTGATGATTGCGCCGTCATCATTTCAATCTCGACTGAGTAAGTACAGTATAGCATACTTGTCAATACATTAATATAGCAAAGGGGAATAAGTGTCCAGAAGCTTAACAGCTGGTCTCACAAATGCCGTGAACGCAAAGGTGCGCAGGCCATATATTTCGTGTACAATCGAAGACAGAATCAATCACCTCAACTCATCTGTGTCCGCCAGCAATAGCGACGCATATAACGACTGCACAATTGCTGATGATGGCGCGATAATCCGCGTGAGAGTGACCAGAGGAGCCAGCGCGTTCGCTCAGAATGCACAATGGCAAAGGATAACAGATCCTACAGTAGGATCACAGTGGACTACATGGACTACATTTGGAGGCGGGTCGGCGAATGTCTTCCAGGACGCGGGCTGCGCAGTGAGCAACAACGGCGGCGGCGCGATAAACGCATATTTCCAAAGAGGCACAGGCGGCAACGACCTCTGGAACTGGTTTTCGTCAGACGGAGGGGTGACCTGGAGCGCCGGACCTGGGACCGTACTCGTACTCGCTGGGAGCGCACTCATTAAAGGAATCAGCAGCGCTGGTAACTCTGATGTCTTCTTTCAATATGATGTGAGCGGCGGTGATGCTATTGGATGCAGCTTTTATAGTGGAGGATGGTCGGCTCTGGCAACCTGGACGTTGCCGACAGTACAGAGTGCACAAGGACTAGCAGTCTATTGGACTGGTAGTCTATACTATATCGCATATAGCGATGGATATGCTCTTAAAGAATGCACGTCCAACTCAACAGGGGCAACGTGGGTAGCACTGCCAGATATAGCGAATGCGGATAGCACAGCTCTAGGACGAATAAGCCCACGGATCGCAAAAATTGACAACATATATAACTTGATCTGCGTAGAGGCTGATAGCGGCTTCCTCACCGGATCGGTGTACAGCTATGCAAGATTGAGGCAATCAAAGGACCTGCTTCACTGGAGCAATGGAAGAATATTTCAGGATGTGACTACAACGTTTGGAGTGAACTTTATAAAGAATACAGCTCCAAGCCAAAGTAGAGCAAGATATATATTAGTAGCTATGACGACCATTAAATATAATAATGCATACCAGCAGAGTGATCAAAATAACTATTTTGATGCAAGTAGCAGCATCACAGAGTATAAGCGCATAGATCAGTTAGACAAGCCAGGGGGACTGGAGATAGTTCTGGACAATGCTAACAATGCACTAATCTCATACATTAGTGACTACTTAAATACAAGTTATGAGGCAATAGGGATCAATACACTTGTGACGTTAAATGAGGGATACTATACGGGCAGCCCTCCAACAGTGCAAGAAACCGTCAATGTGGGGAAGTACCACATCAAATTGATCGAGTTTGAGCGTTCACCTGGTATAAGCCAGATAAGGCTACATTGTCGGGATCTCACCTATTTGCTCGATCAGGAATCCAGGTTCCAGACTATCTATACCAGCAAGGACATCACCTGGTTGATCACAGAAATCACAGCTAAGGCTGGAATGTTTGATATATCGTTGCCAGCCACAAGCCAGATGAGCACCACAATCACATCGTTCACGCTGCACGCGGGACAGCCATACAGACGAGCAATCAATGAGTTGTGCCGCATCGGGTGGCTGGAATATTTCCTGGACCAGACGGAGACGCTGAAATTTAAGGAGTTGGCAAGCGAGGATGCATCAGTCTGGACATATGAGCCAGAGATCGAAAAGTGGAGTATAGGCACGAATGACATACAGGGGAACCATGTCATCGTTACCGGCAGAAGAGCACCGGGTGGGCCGCTTGGAAATATCACCACCGGCGAGGCTTACGATAATGTCCACGCGCATGCAGTCGGCTTCGAGCGCCTAATCATGGTGCACGATCAGAAGTTAGGCACGGCGGGATTATGCGAAGATGCGGCTGGATTCATCATGGACCAGGAGCATAGGGACCAATATGATCATGTCGTTAAAGTACCTGCCAACCCAGCGCTACAACTTTTAGATCCGATAACAACGACAGATACAGGTGTACAATCTACAGGCATCGATAATGTTTCACGTGTCATAAGACAAGAGGTTAGGTATAATCCTGGTAATGCAGTATATGAGATGGAGATACATCTAGAGGGGGTATAGCTATCAATGATTATAATGTAATGTATCGATATACAAACACAAGAAAGGAAACACAAGATGATCTTGTTATTAATCGGCCTCTTCATTATTGGTCTTGTATTTATTGGATTCGCCTGGTACATCATCAATTATTTATTGGTGAAGCTTCCAGAACAGCAACGCGTTATGCTAGAAACCTTCACAATACCAGCTGTGAAGAGCACCAAGCAGCAATACCTGTTTAATGATGAGCAACAACATGCTGCTGCAATGGAAAAGATGTATGACATCTTTAAGGAATTCAACGTCCATCCACCTGGATATGATGCTGTAGATACAAAAATACGATCTGCCATATATGGCATGTGGAAAGAGGAGGACACACTTGAGAAGCTCAGGGCTGATATTGAAAAGATGAAGATAGATATTGAGCAGATGATACCGCATACGCAGACATCGCCTTCAATGCCAGTTATAGAGGTCACAAAAGTTAGGGACACGGAGGGGATAGGAAGGATATGAACGAATTCGATCCAGATGCACTACTTTATGCACTCACAGGGGACAAATACAGGAACCCAGAACATCCGCCAGAACCAGAGGTACCAGATCCAGCAGGACCTCCACAGTTCGTCAGATGGTCAGCACCGCTCGGGACAACGTGCCCGATCTGTCTACCGTGTGTGGCAGAGGGAGTAGTGCCATATGGACATGTGTTTTCAGCGGGAGTAACACAGCCGCCTGCGCATCCTAATTGTAGATGCACCTTAGATGTAGTAGAGCCAGTACAAGAGTACACACCAATAAGACGCGGTTGGGAGTGGTAGATGATTCTTTCAGATGTAGAAGGGTATGTAGAACTAGATCTGTTCGATACGAGCAATACCAGGTGGGCCACCGCTGACATTGATCGCGCC